TAGGCATTATTTATTTTAGCTATTGCTTTACCTCCTTCAATTTCCATTGTAGCTATTTTTGTTCCATATTTACGAGCTGCTTCTGCTTCATCTTTTGCTACTTGTTCTAATCTTAAAGTTTCTTCTTTCATTGTAGGGTCTGTTATCTTCCATTGCTCAAATTGCTTTTGTGCTTCTATTGCTTTTTCAGATAATTCTATTTGTTGTTCAAACTTTAATTCAACCATATCTCTTTCAAACGCCATTTCTTGCATACGTTTTTCTGCTTCTTTATATGGTTCGTTAAACTCTTTCAGCATTCCTAAAATATTTGCTATATTTTCTATTGTTTGATTGCTTGCCATTTTATACTCCTCCGTACATATCTAATAATGATTGTCCATAACTTGATTTAATTCCTTTTTCTGCAGCATATCTATCTAATTCAAATCCTGCTGACTGTATATCTCTAATACTTGCTGCTTCTCTCATACCTAGTTGAAATGAAGATTCTCTAAATCCTAAATCTCTAGCTGCTTGTTGTTGAGCAAATTGCATTTGTCCTTGTTGCATCATTTGCATACCAGCACCACTCCCTGCTAATCCTGTCATTCCAACTTGACTTTGCAATCCTTGTTGTTGTAATCCATATTGTTGAACTGCAGCTTGTTGTGCTAATTGTTGTCCTTCTCCTAAAAACTCTCTTTGTTGTACAAATTCTGCTGCTTCAGCTGTTCTTGCTTGTTGCAATGCACCATACTGTTGTCCTAATAATTGCCTTGCTTGTGCACGTTGTCTTCTTGCTTTTTTTCTTTTTCTTCTACTTCCAAAAAAACCTAGTACTGCACCACCAAGAGTTAATCCTAACCCTAAAGGTGTCATACCTAAAGCTTCTGATGCTCCTTTAAATGCTGTTCCAAATTTACTCATTTTTTTTCCCCTTATTCAAATGTTTCAAATACTTGTCCTAAATCTTCCATAACATCTTGTATAGTAAAGTTAGGTGCTATTTCTTGTGAAAATTCTTTTTTAACTTGATTATATGCTTCTATATCGTTTTGTTCCTGCTGTTCATTTATCATACGAGTTATGGTGTTATCGTAATAATTTGATTTAGCAGGTAAATCTTTTGCAGAACCTGCCCAATGTGATTTTAGCCACGCATCTTTATGTGTAAATTCTGGTGTTCCTAATTTATCTAATGGAAATCCACCTTTTTGTTCTTTATCTGCATAAAATATATCAGTCTGTAATTCTGGTGATAGCTTCGTAAAATCAGGATTATCTTTGTCGATATTCTTTAATTCGTTTGCAAACTCTTTTGGCATTTCTGCACCATACTGCTCATAAAATCTTTCATATCTAACAATAGCATCTCTAGCAGCTCCTGAACCACCTTCATCGAACATTTCATATTGATATAAACCTTTTCCTGGACCTTTAGGTTTACCATCTGGTCCTCTCTGAGGTATATTTTGATTGTTAGATTCCAACATAGCAACTTCTTTTGCGTGTAGTTGCAACATATCAGCTTGTTGTACTCCTCTATTTTTTCTAATAACTTCTAATGCTCCTTGCATAATATCTCCTTAATATTTTTTTAATAAACTTGAATTATAAAATTGAGACATAACTGTTCCTCCAGATGGATTAACATTACTTTTTATAGTACCTTGATAAAACTTTTGTTTTAATTCATCTAATAAAGGTTGATTAACTCCAAGTTGTGTAAAACCTTTTGTGTACTCATCCATTTCTTCTTGAGAATAAACTAATTTACCATCAGAAAATTGTGCAATAGGTTTTGCATTTTCTCCTATTAATTCCATATCAGGTAATAATTCGGAATCAATACCTTCCTTTTTCTTTAATAATGCACGATGCTCAGCACTACCTTCTTTAACAACACCAGTTCCATAGTTTGTATGTATGTTATCACCACTTCTATCACCAGTTAATCCTGCTCCTGCTGGTAATTTAATTTGTTCTTCTGTCATTGGTCTTTCAGGTGCTTTCTCAAACAAAGGTTTTGTCAAATTTATTTCTCTTTTCTGTCCTGTATCTGGGTCATAAAACGACATAACATCTTTTACAGATGGGTCTTTTTTAGCTAACTCAGAATAATATAATGCACCACTTTCTGCACTATATGGTCCAAACATTCTTTCTCCAAGTCTTTGTGCTCCTCTTTCTATAAAACTATCTCCATCAGCAAATCTTCCTGTTTGAAATTGCTTTTCAAAGTCTCCACGTACATTTTGATACGCTTTAATTCCCTCATATGCTGTTCTTGCTCCCATTAATCCAGCTGTTATATCTGTTAATGTACCTCCGTCATCTGGTCTTTCTCTATAAATTTGACTAAGTTGACCACGTATTTGAGACATAATTAATCCTGCTCTACTTGCCATTCTACCTTACCTCCTGTAACTGTGTCTTCATCCATCTGCCATCTACTTTAATATATAAGTAATTATCATTACCTTCTTTTACTACTTTTCTATCACCATCAACTCCTTCTGAGTTTGTAGGTATATTTCTATCTACCTTGATTGGTGTTTCATATTGCTGCTTTGTTTCTTCAATATCTTGAGTATTGTCTTTAATAGTATGTATTCTATCTAAAATTCTTTTTACTTTTTGTTTGCCAAATATCATCGCACTACCTTATCTCTGTATACAATCTGTATATCATTTACTTCAAAATCGGCGTTTACAGCCCCTGTACTCTTCAATGCTATACCAAAGCTCACTAAGTTCTTAAAAGTGTCAGGAACAGGTATTTTAAGCGTTTTTAAACTATTTGTAGTGTTCGACAATGTATCGCCACTTTGATTTGCAGTATCTGGTATATCTGTTAATGGAACTGGTGTATTGTTTCTTTTTGTACCAAATCCTTGTAAAATAATATTATCAGTTTGTTTACAATTTACATAAATAGTATTTATATTTTTATTTACCATAGGTGTACCAAAGTCAAACTCTTTAGATTGCATAATAACACCAGTCTTTGTAAAACTAGATGGAGTATTGCTCCATTTTACAAGCTTCGCATCACTTGATTGTATTTCTACCCAATTAATATCACCATTATTTCTAGTAATTAAATTAGTAATATCATTTGTACTTGTTACATCACCAGTCATCCAAGACTGAGATTTCAAATCAAACATCAATACATTGTTAGTAGATTGATTATTGGTAATATATAATTGTTTTGTTTTTGGTATAAACCCTATCACATTGTTATCATGATAGTAGTTAGATTCCCAATCATCAAAGAATGGTTGTCCATTGTCATTTAAATGTATATCTAATATTCTATTACCATCATATATGTAAACACCATACTTATTAAACCAAGCTACAAATCCTTCTGCTTCTATAACATGGTATTCTTTCTCACACCCTTTATATTGAAAGGTTGCTTCTAAAAACTCAATACCTCTTGATACATTAATAATAAATAAATTTTGTTTTTTAAATTGTAATAACTTATTACCAGTTGTAGATAGATTTACAATGCTATCTCCATCTTCTACTTCTACATCAAGAAAACTTTCTTCTTCAAAGTAATCAAACTCATTAGGTTTAGATTTTAATACTCTATCTGATTTTGTAACTAACTCGTGTTTATCATTATAGTATTGAACATTACCAGCATATACTCTTCTGTTTAGTATAGTAGATGTTTTAAATCCTGTGTTAGCTTCGCCAATTACAGAAGGTGCATCTATGATGTAAGGTTCTACTGTAGGTAAGCTAAATATATCTTCTCCTACTGCATAAGCATCAGAACCTACAGAATAAAAATTAAATGGATATACAAATTGTCTTTCATATATTTGAAGTGGAGTAGATTGTACTTCAACCTCATCTACACCAAAAGGTTTGTATGATTCTTCTCCAGCTAAACGTATACCTTGTTCAAAATCAACTTCACAAAATAAATATCTAGCACCAACAGAACCTTCTTCAACAGTAGTATTGGTTCCATCAGCTTCAACAAAATCTTCTATAATACCCCAATATATTTTAAATCCTGCATAATTAGCTTCTTTTTGTCCTAACCTTCCAACAAATCCAAAATGTAATACTTGTGTTATTTCATCTGCATTTAGGTTTTGAGGAGCATAACCTATGTATGCAGCAGGAGATTCCTGAATAGACCCATTAAAATCTTTGTACACTTTTGAACACCAAAAAGCATAACGTTTATTTTTATCTATAAGTATATCTGATTCAGTATTTTCACTAGATTTATTTACAAAATATGGAATAAAAGCCATAGAACCTTCGCCATTATCTGTGTATGCATCTATTGGAGCAGCGTCAAAATTATCCCAGTCATCTAGTTCTTGTTCAAGATTAGCAAAAGTAACATTCCATCTATCTTCTTGAGCAGAACTACTTCCTAAATTACCTACTCTTACACTACTTGGTATATAAACTTCAGACCCTTGACTAGGATGAAAATTTGGTTCTCCATCATTTTCTATATGACTATTTAATGTATCAACATTGTAATTATAACTACTATTGTTAGAATCTTTTCTACCTCGTAATGGTGCTATATATAAATCTGTTGAACTATAATCACCAGATTGTACTGCATGAACTCCAGCAGCTCCACCTGAACCTAGTTTTCTATTATACTTATAATACGTAAATAACTTGGGAGTATTACCAGAGTTTCCATAATGCGGCACTACTCTAACACCACCATCAATATTATACATTTCTAATCTAGAAGAAGTATTACCATAATCAATAGTATTTGATTCTAAATCTGTATTAGTAACATCAAATATCTCTACTTCTGAATTAGTAGTATCATTAATAAATAAATATTCTGTTTCATTAATAGTAGTTGGACTACCTAAGTTTCTATCAAAGTTTGTATGTAGTAATCCATTACCATAGTTTACAGAATTAATAGCATTTAATTCAGTAGTTGTAATATTAGATTCATTACCAATAACCTTTAACTTCCCTGGTACTTCATTGCTAAGGTTTGATAATACTTGCAATTCATTATCAGCTAAGTCCCTAGGTGTAGTATTGTTATTTAGTCCTCCACTAAAATTACTTACGTTTATAGCTTTTTTTGGCATTTGTCTTCTTCTTTTTCTTTTTTAAGTTATACATTCTTCGAGTATTATTAATACTTTCACCTTTCATTTTACTTGGTGCCATCGATTAACTCTCCCCATACAGTAGTTTTACCATCAATAATCTCAACGACTTCTACTTTAAATTCTCCATTCGTAAACCAATCAATAATAGCAAAAGCGTGACCCCAGTTATGTAGTCTACCTTTTAACCATTTATTATTATCATGGTCCATTTTCTTTAAACATCCCAATGCCCAAGCACCAATATTACCATTAAGCTTAGTCAATGTATGTCTTTGTATATCGTGAGTATGTCCATACATTACATTTTCACCATATGTTTCCAGGTGTTTCTTTGCATGGTATGTCGTTGCAAAAGCACCATGGAAGAACGCAAGCTTACCTACTTGGATTGGTAAGTTGTGTTCTTTGTATTTGTATCCTCTCTCTTTGATTCTACACTTCTTTTCAAAAGTGTAATCGTTGAGATAAGGATACTTATTAGCAAAATTATCCAACCAGAGGTCGTGGTTACCTTGAAGTAAATACTTTTCTTTACATCCAACTTTTTTAAGTACTTCATCCCACTCATCTAATCCTTCATTTACTAATCTTATATCTTCTTCTACTAATGGAAGTTGAAACTCTAATGGTGGTAACTTCTTGTCTTTATATCTCCAAGCAGATACAGACTCCCATTCTCCAACATCACCTAGGTTTACAAAAACCTTTGGCTTTATTTTAAGTATTGCTTTCTTAACACACTTTACTGCAGCTCTATCTTCTAATGGATAATGCTGGTCTGGTATTACGATACCACGTTTTTTAAGTTTCAATGAAACCTCCTATTTTTTATGTAACGCTTTTTTAACTTCACCCCAAAGCTTATCATCAAGCTTATTAGATGACTTTAACACTAAATAGTCACCTAGGTGTAAGATAATAGCTGTAAGTAATTTCTCTGTTCCTAAACTAGTTAGTAACTTACCTAATATTGGTCCCATTATTTTACCTCACAATCTTTGTTGCAAGCTTCTAGGCCTTTCATATATCCTTGATGCTCTACAATCATTTGTTTAACTTCTCCCAATCTACCTTGGGCTTCTTGTATCTCTCCAACAAGAATGTTGTGCTGTTCAACTAAAGTTTGCATTTTAGTCTCAGCTTCTTGTCTTAGGTCTACTTTTTTTTCTTTTGCCATGTTACTGGTCTCCTATTATGTTATTAATTATTTTTTTTTATTTTTTTAATTTTACCGTTATGCGTTCTAGCAAATTTATGTGTTTTGGTTTCTCTTATAAGAGTTCCTTTATAGCGTTTGCCACCCCACATCCAACTTACTGTTTTAGCTTTCTTTAACATTATTTACTCATTGGTTTTGCGTATTTTTTTATACCTTTTGGCATTTTTCCACGCTTTTCTGCATCTATTACTGCAGCACTTTGTTCTGTTAATCGTTTTAATTCATCTTTACCTTGTTTAGTATCCATAAATAATTTTCTATCAATAGCTCCATCATTCATATTGTCTGTACTATTCTGTCCTGTACCTCTTTGTTTTTGTGCGTAATTGTCAGTACTATTCTTTCTTTTTGGTGGTTTACCGACTTGACTACCATATGTTCCTTTTCCCATTGGCATTGTATTATCCTCCTACCATTTAACTTTATGCGACCAATATCTAGCACTTAATTTGCTTGGTTTAGCATCTTGTGCATTGTGTCTAGCATAATATGATTTACGTCTTGCTTTATCTTTTTTACTCTTTGGATTCTTGCCAGCACCTGTTACACCTTGCTGTCCAAATCTTATCAATTTTTTTGTTTCTCCAACCTTAGCTACCACTACGTGCGATTTTGTAGGATGGTTAGGTGTTCTTTTAGGTTTATTATAACCACTTACACCAGCTCTAGTTAGTCTTGAATCTTTTTTAACAGCCATTATCCTTGTCCTCTACTACGTTTTTTATAATACTTTTTACTTATCTTATTTCCATATTTAGTATTATTCGACATTCCTTGACGAGTTTTCTTCTTACCATTCGTGTGTTTTGTTTGTGTTGGTCCGAATACTTTACGCATGATGTCAAATTTAATACCTATTTAACTTCTTTCCAAATACTTTTTATAATATGCTTAATATGGTAGCTATAACTACACCAACAGTAATAATACGTGCAATGTTTTTTTCATTAGTACGTACTCTGCCATTCTGTTCTTTTAGTAATTGTTTAATCTCTTTTATATCGTGATAAATATCAATTACTTGAGATTCTATTACAGCTACCCTTTCAGTCATTTGTTCTCTGTATTCACTAACTTTCATAATTGTTCCTATGGGAAACCTCCACCACTATCATCAAATAGAATTAAATTAAATCCTGGTGTTGTTTCTCCGTCTGCTACTATTTTAATTGTTCTATTGCTTGTTTCATATAACGAGCTATGTTGTATATACTTAAATCTACAATACAATGTACCGCTACCATTTATACTAATTGATGTAGTAAATTGTCCAGTACTACTACCTACACCATAGTATGTTGCACTATTAGTTGGAAATGCAGACGTCGATGTTGCCACTGAAAGACCACCTCTAACTACTCCACTATTTACAGTAAAGTATACATCTATCACATCAGAAGTAAATCCACTAAATGTAATACTTCTGTTGAAATAACTTGTAGTACCTGGATTAGCCACAATAGTTTGATTACCAGCACTCCAACTACTTCCCCAAGAAGAAGAAGTTAAGTCGTGGTCGTAACTATAAAACTCAGACATTGCGTGCGGTGCAACGCCATCTGGTCTATTTGCTGCTGGATTTACAGTGTTTATAGTTACAAAAGTACCATCAGATATATTTTTTAACGAAGCATTTAATTCGTTCTCATTACCTGTTTCGATATATATATCATTAATACTAATTTGTCCTGATGCTGGTAAAGCCATTTACTACTCAGCGTCTCTTATTGCTATATAGTCTGCTAATTCTGCTTCACACTCAGCAAGCTGTGCTTCTAAATTAGCTTTCATTGCTTCACAATCTGAAATAGCTGAATTAACATCTTTAGTTTCTTCCCAATCTAAAACAGTAACATCATTACCGTTTGGATTTTTCATAACTCTTGTATGTTTAATTGATACCATTTTTGGTGCATCAACTGATTCTTGTATTTTTTCTGCAATTACTTTAGCCATTTAACTTCTCCTTAAGTTCGTTTATTTGTTGTTGTTGTTCTTTGATTGCCTCTATTAATAAAGGAATCATTTTTTCATATTTAACTGCTTTGTAGCCACTATCTCTTGTTGCTACTACTTCAGGTAAAACTTCTTCCACTTCCTGAGCTACCACACCTACATCATGTCCTTCGTAAGTATCTTGCTTTTCGTTCCAATCAAATTCATATCCAGTAAGTTTTTGTAATTTTTCTAATGAATTACTAATTGGTTTTAAATTATCTTTTAATCTTTTGTCGGATGAATAATATGCTATAACATCTGCAGTTGCTCTTGCATTACCGCTTTGGTCAACTTGAAATAATAACGTACCACCAGTTAAAGTAGTGCTATGTTGTCTAATATCAAACGTACTAGAAGCATCATTGTTATTACTATCTAAATTAATAGTAACGTCATCAAAGCTATTTATAAGTAAATCATCAGAAGAAGTAAGTATAGCATGGTTATTGCTTGTACCATAAGAATCTCTATCCCAAGTAAACTGAATACCTCCTACACGCTGTATGCTTGCACCTTGAGAGCTACCATCGCTTCTTAACTCTATATGACCATCGCTTTTTACAGAGAACATTCTTATACCATTTACATAATGATTATGTTGGTTTGCTCCTATAAGAATTCTATCATCAGTACCTTGTGCTCTTCTTAAATCTAAGTCATAGCTACCTGCACCATTGTTATAAGATTGAACTATTCCATCTCCAGCAGTAATTGTTTTTTCAAAATAAAATGCTGGCCTATCTGTGTAAAAATGACACCAACTAACATTTTGTGGTCCAATGTTAAGATATCCACTATCAGTAGATATTTTTACATAATTACCACTTGCAACGTGAAAGTCAACGTGGTCATCATTGACAATAGTTTCTAAATAATCTGAAGTATCACCTTTTTGGTATTGTCTTACATAGTTATCACCAAGTTGTAATTTTAATACATCAACATTAGACTGAGTGTGATGAAATCTTAATAAGGAAGTTCTATTAGCGATGCTTCCATCTGTTAAATATGTTTTAATAGCTGCTGCTCTTGACCCGCCACCTTGGTCATGTCCAAACTCTAATGTTGGTCCACTGCCTGCAGCTGATGCAGTGTTCATAATACTTAATGTAGGATTAGCTACATTACCAAATGTAACATTACCATCTCCACCTAAAATATGTCTTATTGCATTATCGCTAAAGAAAGTATAATTATCATTAGAATTAGCATCAGTATCAATATAAAAATTCATGCCCCAACCACCACCAGATAAATTCAAATTACCTGAATCTGTTTGTAAAGTAGAAGCAAACATTGTTCCAGTCACTAAAGAATTTCCACTTACATCTAATGCGTAACTTGCTCCTGGAGCAGTAGTGTCTGATATTCCATATCCAGCTCTTATACTATGAGCTACATTTAACTTTCCTTCAGTATTTAATGACATAGCTCCTTGTCCAGGACTATGCCCAGTTGTTCTCCATAGAAATCCTCTATTTGTTTCCGTGCTAAAAGTAAATGTCATTGCCCAAGAATCAACAGCTCCAAAACCAGTTGAAGAGTGCATACCGATTGCATAAGCAGATGATGTACTATAAAGTCTATATTTATCATAGCTTGATTCATTGTGCGCTCTAAAGGTATGTCCAGAAGCTAAAGTAAGGTTTCCGTCTAAAGTACCATTGCTATCATTTCTTAAAAGCTGACTACTTTGTAATCCGTCTATTGTATCTGCATCTAAACCACTACCATCACCGTCTACTGTTTTAATAGCAGTTAGTATTTCAGAAGCTGATTGGTCTGCAGTAGCTCCACTTTCTATTCCGTCTAACTTACTTCCATCAGAAGCAACATCTCTTCCGTCTACTGTTCCAGTTACTGCTATATTACCAGTTACAGTTACACCCGTATTGGTAGTTTCAAATTTTTTACTATTATTATAATAAAGCTCTGCACTACCATTAGCAGTAAGCTTTAAAGCATTTTCAAATAAATTACCAACAGGATTATGATGTCTAATTAATAAATAATTATTTCCTTCTAAAGTTTGTACATCTATAACTTTATTACCATTTCCTGTAAAGTTTAATTCACCTGTCAAATCAATTTGATTTCCATAAAGAACAGAATCTACAGTTATCGTGCTGTCAAAATCCACATGACCAGTAAATCTACCAGTTCCACTAACATCTAAAGTATAAGACGGAGAACCAGTACCAATTCCCACTCTATTAGTTGATGCATCAACACTCAACATATGAGGGTTACCAACACTTTCTACTCTAAAATTAGAATCATTAGCAGTTTCATTAAATACTGCACCAAAATTAGCAGTTAAAGCTCCTCCAATAACTTGACTTCCTACTACAGTAACAGTACCATTGTTGTTAATCTTAAATCTTTCAGTACCACTTGAGCTTCCTACCGTTGCACCAGTTCTAAAACTTAAATCATCATTTTCTTGCATAATACAAGAGCCATAACCTCCAGTAAAAAACAATCTATTAGAATTTGTAGTTGCTCCAGTATCTTGATTTAAATGAAGTCCGTCTGCTCCAGCATCTGAAATAGTTACACGATTAGTAAAAGTAAGAGCTCCACTTGCTGTATCTGCAGTATCACTTCTTAAATATTTAGATTGAGTTGAAGACGAAGTTAAATATCCTTGTCCTGTAACAAAATCGTATACGTGGTCTGCAGTTGGAACATTATCAGTATCGCCGTTAGTAACCGCTGCAGTAGGAAGTCTATCTATATCAAATGCACCAGATGTAATTTTACTCGCTGGTAGATTTCCTATATAAGTAGCATTTATAGCTGTACCTTGCCAAGTACCAGTCATTGTGCTATCTGTATAAGCAATAGTTTTTGCAGTACCCCAGGTTGTAGCACTTTGGTCTGCTAAATAATGTCTAATTTTTTGTTCTGATTTGTCAAATGCTAAAGCATTAACATCTCCACCAGTGCCGTCTGAATATGTAGATAAGACTAATAAATCTTGATAATCACTATTAGCAGTACCAGTTAATCCACCTAATGATGTGAAGTATGCTCTTACTTGTTTTCTACCACTTGTTGTAATAGCATTAGGTTTAACATCTCTATCATCAATTGCTGCTAAATAATCTACAATAAATGTTCTATTAGAAGCTAAACTTCCAGTTCCAGTTAATCCTACACCACTAATAGTTCTTGATGTTGGTACTTTTCCATCTAATGCAGTTTGTAAACCAGTAACATCAGATATAGATGCATTATCTAACAATGCTAAATCACCTAATTGTAAATTAGCTCTTGCACCTGCTGCAGTTGTAGCACCAGTACCTCCATTAGTTAAAGGTAGGGTACCTGTAACTTGTGAAGCTAAATTTACTGAACCTGTTAAATAAGTATTATTAGAGTCAATAACTAAAGTACCACCAGCATACATTCTCAATCTATCGGTGTCAAATTGAATATAAGTGTCACTATCTCCCATATGTCTCAACTTGTATGGAATATCCATATAGTCGTGAGCAAGAGTCATAGCATTTGGTAAAGTTATTGCAGTGCCAGAAGTAACATCTGAACTTGACAATTCAAAATACATTATTCCCTCTGCAGAGGTAGAATCTGTATTTACTTCAATTCTTGCAGCTTGTCCGTTCTGTTCTGGTACTCTACCAGTATGGTTAAATGTAACATTTGAGTTACCACCACCATCATTGATAGTTAATCCAATAGCTCCACTACCTACACCAGCTTCAATGTGTGATGTTGCTGATATTCTACCATTTGCACTATTTGCATCTGTACCTACACCTAAACTACCAGATAGGATTCTAATATCTCCAGTATTACTCAACAAGCTACCATTAAAAGTAAGATTAGATTCACCTTGAATTGAGCCAGTTCCACTTGCTGTTAAAATATAATCATTAATCATACTTTGAGCACTAGTAATAACACCTGCACTTGACTGGTCTACTAATTCTAATTCTCCAGAACCAGCATTTAAAGAAAGAACTTTACCATCATTAGCACTTGCATTAGGGTCTAAATCTGCTATGTCTTGTAGTAAAGTATCTTGTGCTTGAACATTAGTTCCAATAACTAATCCTAAATCACTTCTTGTTTCAGATGCACTTCTACCTTCTATAGTATTAGCATCTGTAAACTTAGCAAAGTCATTATCTACTGGTGTTCCGCTTGTATCTACTCCAGCTGTTACTGTTTCTGTAGCTGTAGTATATCCAGTGACGTGACCATATGTATCAAACGTTAAAGCATTAACATATGTTCTACTTGAAGCAGTTAAATTAGATACACTAGAAGTATCTGCGTGTGATAGTGTAACATCTCCAGATGAGCCGCCTTGTGCTAATCCTAAACCTGCATTGACAGCTGTAATATCACCTCCAACTTTAACCATACTAGTTCCTACTTTAACATATAAAGCATTTCCAGTATAGTCATAAGCTAATTCGTATGCAGAAAAATCACCTGCTTGAGGTATACCACTCCCTCTTCTAATTTTTATAGTATTAGACATTTATTAATTTCCTACAAATTCGCCACCGTCAATTTCAGTTTCATATAAACCACCAGTAATTTTGGTCTTATGACTAAACAACCAATAATCTGCATCTGTACTTGCAGAAGTATTCCATGTTAATTGAGGTGCAGAAGCATTAGTACCTATTGTAATACCAGCTCCAGTGTAAGCAACTTCGTTAGTCGATAACGGGTCTCCACTTAAATTAGATGCTAATACAATATTTTTATCTTTAATAGTAACATTGTTACTATCTACAGTAGTAGTAGTACCTTCCACCGTCAAATCACCGCCAACAGTCCAATTTCCACTAACTCCACAATTACCAGCTAAAGTAATATCATCGTCAATTTTATCTGCAGTAACTGCGTCGGTATCAATCTTATCTGTAGTAACTGCTCCATTATTGATGTTGGTTGTTAATACACCGTTTGTAGCTATCTGTACATAACCACTGCTAACAGTAAAATTAGTATTGTTAAAAGATGCTTTACCTCTCGCAGCAGCACTTCCACCAGAAAGTGCATCAGGAATTAAATCCCTAATATAAAGTATTCTATCGCTACCATCTGAAGTATCTGCAGCTGTAAAATACATTTTACTATCGCTATTACTCCATGCCCATTCACCATATTGTACATCATCTGCTTGAGGTACGCCTTGTGCGTTATAGGCAGTTCTTTTCATTTTAATTACATTATTTGCCATTTCTATCTCCTATTTTACGAACCAGTGAATGGTCCCCCGTCTATTTCGTTTGTATTGTTCCACTGTGAAGAACTTGAATTGTATTGCAATAAATCTCCATTTGCTAATGAAGATAATGTTACATCAGTCATTTCTCCTAAGGTGTTTACTGTTGATACTTGACTATCAACATAAGTTCTTGTAGCAATAACACTTGTATCTACAGAAACATCATTGGTATTTACTATAATACCAGTTCCAGCTCCTACAGCAAAACTTCTACTTGCAGCAATGTTTCCACCACTATCTGCAGTTAATCCTGCCCCCGCTGTTAAAGTAACAAAACTATGTGCTACGTGTTCATCGCTGTCATAATTATTTAAACTATCGTGGTCTATTTCACTATCTACTGTATTTACAGTAATAGTATTACCACTACCAGATGTTGAAACTCCTGTCCCTCCAGATACTGTCAATGATTCACTATCTAAGTCTATTGACAATACTCCACCTGTATCTCCTTGAAAGTCTAAATCTTGTGCTGTAACTTGTGCATCTACATAAGTTTTAATAGCTTTAGCAGAAGCAAGAGTAGTATCTGTAGCTGCAACAGTTGTTAAATCTGTATCAAGTACACCTGATTTTAAGTTATCAACTTCTATGTTAGATAGAGTATTATTATCAACATCTATTGTTTTGTTTGTTAGAGTCTGTGTACCTGTAAGTGTAGCAACTGTAGAGTCTATTGCAACTGTTAAAGTGTTAGTAGCTCCACTAGTATCAATACCAGTCCCTCCAGCAATTCTAAAGCTCTCTGAGTCGAGGTCAATACTTAATGTTCCACCTGTATCTGCTTGAAAATCTAAATCTTGTGCAGTTACTTGACTATCTACATAAGTCTTTGTTGCAATTGTATTATCAACGGCAACCGTAATTGTATTTCCTGAGCCAGAAGTGTCAATTCCAGTTCCTCCAGATACTAATAATGACTCACTATCTAAGTCAATAGATAATGCACCACCCGTGTCTGCTTGAAAGTCTAAATCTTGTGCTGTTATTAATGCATCAACATAAGTTTTAACTGCCTTAGCACTAGGCAATGTTGTATCGGTACTAGCTACCGAACTTAAATCTGTATCTAATACACCTGATTTTAAATTATCTACTTCTAAGTTAGAAATAGTGTTATTATCAGCGTCAATTGTTTTATTAACTAATGTTTGCTCTGTGTCGCCAGAAAAATTTTCTGCAGATGTAATTACTACATCAGAAGAACCATTATCTACCTTAAACTTGTTATCATCATAAAAGACTATTTTTTTATATACATCTTTAATTCTATTTGGTTTTGTTAAACTTCCACCCATTATGCATTAATCCCCTTATCGTCATAAGTCTCATTATTCAGACTTGGTTTATCTATATATGTTGTATTTTTTAATGTTGGTTTATCAGTATACACAACATTACTTAAAGAAGGTTTATCTGTGTATGTCGTTGTAAATAATGTAGACTTATCTGTAAATGTTGTTGTCAACAATGACTCTTTATCTGTAAATACTGACTCTATATCATCGTTAAACGAATCATTTAAATCGTCAAAATATCCATTTACATTGTCAAATAACTGTAAACCAAATGTTCCATCTTTCCAATTATTAGCCATTAATAACTCGTTTGTCTTACTTGTCTCATTCCAGATATACGCCCTCTATTAGCATACATCTTACCTTCTTTAATTCCTTTTTCAAATTTTCTTTCAAAGTATGGAGCCATCTGAATCATCTCTGGTTTAAGCTCATATCCTTTTTGTATAGCTCTATCTACTAAGTATTGATGAAATTGTACAGGTAATTCACTAGTTTCATCCATTGCACTAGCTGCTTTATCTAATGTATTAAAATGGTCAGCTTTTTTATAGTAGAACAATGTTACTGTTTTTGCAGAATCTAAGCTTGCAAATCTATTTACCTCACTTGCTAGTGGGTCATATACTGCTAATCCTATTGAATCTCTTTCAATCCAATATACGTTTTCTTTTACAGAACGATTATATACTCTTGAATAATTATTAGACATTATCTAAATCCCTATATTTAGGTCTACCTTGTAGACGTTTAATTGTTGTAGCATTACCTGAATCATCTGTTAAGTCCACTGACTTTATTTCTAGTATACTATCTTTTAATCCATAATAACGTTGGTTTGCTACTGTAGTAAATTGCGTAGCTTCTTCTAATACCAAAGTTCTAGCACTAAATTCATCTTGTGCTTCATTTAACATCAAAATAATTTCATTACTGCTTAATTCTGGATGATGTTTTTTAACTTGCTCTATCATCTGCTGCAACTTCATTTGGCACTCCTATCGGTATATATGGTTGTAAAAATGTAACTAAATCTTGTGATACTATCTGATATTGTTGTGCAAGCCAGTTATAATCTTGTACCACTTCTTGAAATGATAACTGGTATTCCTGTACTGCTTCATTTACTTGAGCTTGATATTTATTTAAATCTGCAGAATACTTAGCTAAGTTGTCTTGATTGTCTGCTACAATAGCTTGCATTGTGTTTATAGCATTCTGTATCAAACGTTGTGATTTTTCTGCTTGATTCTGTATAGAAACATTTGTTGCAAGTTGTGCAGTTTCTCTAGCTGCTGCTAAATCATTTTGTGCATCTGCTATATTAGCTTGTAAATCTCTTTGTGCTTTATCTAACTCTGCTTGTATGTTTGCCTGATATGCCGTATTAGCTTCATTAAATTCATTTAATTCATTTTGTATATCTGTTTGAAAATCAGATAATTGTTGTTGAGCTTTATTTAATGCTATAGAAGCCATTTCTACATCTTCTAAAGTAAGTAATGCATCAACACCAATAGTAGCTGTAGTATAGTCTACAGAAGATGATATAGTGCCATCATATGCAGGTGCACTACCTAAAGATATTTTTCCTGTAGCAGTAACAGCAGTACTATTTGTAACTGTACCAGCACTTGCTCCACCACCAACATCATCATTTCCTGGTCCACTATAGCTAACTGCGGTTAATAAATCAGCACCAGTAGGCGGGTCTATATCATCTAACCCAGTACTTAGATTAGTTAAGGTAGTATTACGTACATTTAAAAATTTTCTTAACATTTGTTGTGAAGCATACAATACTACTCCTCTATTTAATTCTGTTGGAAAGTTAGATATAGTAGATTCACTAACTGAAACAGAATTATCTGGTGTTATATGTACAACACTTGCAGTTTCACTAGCAGTAGGTGTAGGTAAAATATTTAACGTATTGTCTAATATGTAATACACTGGGTCAAACTTGCTAGTATAATAAATACTATTAATATCAGCATAGTTATCTCTGTCAGCAGAATTTATTTCAGAACATTCTCTGTTTCTTGTACCATCATTTCTAGTAACACTACACACCTTTAATACATCTGTCATAGAATGTGTAGGAGTAGAATTGTCTTTAGAAGAACTTTGTGTTAATCTAGGTTCAATATCCATATTATTCATTACATACTTAGTAATAAACTTTACACCTTCTACTAAATAACTATTAGCTTCTGTAGTATAAGAACTAATACTTCCTGTTATTGCTTCTATATCTGTTTGAAAACTCATTTACTTTATACCCATTTTTTTATGTAATCTTTTAAAACCTAAATTGTTTTTTAAAGCTTTTGCTTTTTGTAAACCTTTATGCATTCTATCAGGAGCAGACACATTTAATTTTGTACCAGGATTTCCTCCTAAAGTATAATTATCTATTGCACCTTCATATCTATCAATAATTTTTTTTGTTCTATTTATAGCTCTATCAATAGGACCAGTATTTATATTATTGGTACTATTAGCTCTAGTCTTAATTTTTTTAGCAAGCTTTTTACCACCTTTAACCGCTGCTTTTACTCCTAATCTTATTAATGGATTTGCCATTGTTCTTCCCCTTTAAGTTAAAATTCTTTGGGGGAGTATATTGCAACTCCCCCGTATTCAACTATTAGCTAAATTTCAAAATAGCGTGTGTTTCAGGTAGTTGAATTTCAAGACCTGCTTCTGTAAGAATCATGTCTCTTCTTCCGTCAACATCGTTGTTTTGAA